AAAAGTCTCATGAAATTTTTCGTAATTGGTATATTGATGGTCGTTTGTACTATCTTAAAGTAATTGATGAGAAGAATCCACAAGAAGGAATCAAGGATCTGAGATACATTGATCCAATGAAATTAAAATATATTCGTCAAGAGAAAAAAACTAACGGTAATAATTTAAATAATATTAGAATTAATCAAAAAGATGACAGTATTCCAAACCCTAAGTTTGATGAATATTACATCTACACAATGAAACCAAATTATCCTACAGGGATGATTGCACAGGCAGGTAAAGGTTCAACAAAAATTGCAAAAGATTCAATTACATATTGTACATCAGGTTTAGTAGATCGAAATAAAAATCGTGTTCTTTCATATCTTCATAAAGCAATCAAAGCACTTAATCAATTAAGAATGATTGAAGATAGTCTTGTAATATATCGTTTATCAAGAGCACCAGAGAGAAGAATATTCTATATTGATGTTGGTAATTTGCCGAAAATCAAAGCAGAACAATATTTAAAAGAGGTAATGAGTCGCTATCGTAATAAGTTAACATACGATGCAAGCACTGGAGAAGTTCGTGATGACCGTAAATTTATGAGTATGATGGAAGATTTTTGGTTGCCAAGAAGAGAAGGTGGTCGAGGAACTGAAATCACAACTCTACCAGGTGGACAAAATCTTGGAGAACTTGCTGATATTGAATACTTCCAGAAAAAATTATATCGTGCATTAGGTATTCCAGAATCAAGAATCGCTGCTGAAGGTGGATTTAATTTAGGTCGTTCATCAGAAATTTTAAGAGACGAATTAAAATTTGCTAAATTTGTAGGTCGTTTAAGAAAGCGTTTTGCAAATATGTTCAATGATATGCTTAAAACACAGCTTATATTAAAGAATATTGTAACTCCAGAAGACTGGAATAAGATGGAAGATCATATTCAATATGATTTCTTATATGATAATCAGTTTGCAGAACTCAAAGAAACTGAAATGATACAAGGTCGTTTAGGTAATCTTGCACAAATCGAACCTTACATTGGTAAATTCTATTCAACTGAATTTGTAAGAAAGAGAATACTACGTCAAACTGATCAAGAGATAGAAGAAATTGATATGCAGATTGAAGATGAAATACAAAAAGGTATTCTACCAAATCCAGCAGAAGTAGATCCAATCACAGGTGAACCTCTACCTCAAGAGGGTGGAGATCTTGGTGCAGTGCCTCAAGATGAGAATCTAGATGCACAAGGACAGATTACCGATGCTGAGTATCAAAAAGATACCAAAACAGCCGAGATATAAATAAACATATTGCTATAATTTAATCTTATGGAAGAATTAGTGGATTTGATTGCGACAGACGCTAGTGCTAGTGATGTATCTGATAAAATAAAAGATGCATTGATGGCAAAAGCAGCTGCTCGAATTGATGCCTTTAGACCCGAAGTTGCTTCAACTGTCTTTGATGGTGAAGTTCCAGAGGAAGAAGAAGTATCAGATGAACAACCAACTGAAGAGGACGAATAATGAAACTTATCACAGAAGAAGTCTCACAAGTAAAATTTATCACTGAAAAATATAAAGGCAAAAAACGTCTTTGTATCGAAGGTGTGTTTCTTCAAGGTGGTATCAAAAATCGTAATGGAAGAATGTATCCCGTTGACATTCTGGAAAAAGAAGTTAACAGATACAATAAAACTTTTGTGAGTCAAGGGAGAGCACTTGGTGAACTTGGTCATCCAGAAGGTCCTACAGTAAACCTAGATCGTGTATCCCACAAAATTACCTCGCTCGTAAGAGAAGGAAATAATTTTAGAGGAAAAGCGACTTTGCTTTCAACTCCTATGGGTAAGATTGCATCATCATTGCTAGATGAAGGAGTCAAACTTGGAGTCTCTTCTCGTGGTGTTGGATCACTAAGAGAAAGTAGTAATGGTTGTAAAATGGTTGGAGAAGATTTTCAATTAGCAACCGCTGCCGACATAGTGGCAGACCCTTCCGCACCAGACGCTTTTGTGAATGGAATAATGGAAGGAAAAGAGTGGGTTTGGGAAGGTGGAAGCCTTCGTGAAGAACTCGCAGAAAGAACTGAGAAGCGTATTAACACACTTGTCACCCAAAAAAGATTAGAGGAAAAGAAGTTAAGTCTGTTCCAAGATTTTCTAAATAACCTCTAAGTTAAAAAAATCTATAAATAAGTATAGATTCTTACGAATTTCAATAAACCACGGTAACTTTTTACACTAAATGGAAAACATCGAAGAACAAGTAGTCACCAAAGGTGCAAAACCTGCAGATCCAATGCCTTCATCAGGCATTCCAGTAGAAGATCTAGGTGGACCTACACCAGAAAACTATAAACCTGATGACGATTCAGCTAAGCTGAAGGATCCATCTGCAACTCTTGCACAAGTCAAAGACGTTGTTAATGCTAAAGCTGCAAAAGCAGAAGAAGCAGAAGTCGATGGGGAAGTTATCGAGGAGGAAGAAGCAACTACTGATGAAGTAGTCGCTGAAGAGGAAGCAACAACTGAAGAGGAATCAACAGATGTTGTTGCCGAAGAGGAAGCTTCTGAAGAAGAAGTCATCGAAGAGGAAGAGGAGAAAATCGACATCGAAGCAGATGTTGCTGCTCTAATCGAAGGTGAAGAACTTTCTGAAGAGTTCCAAAACAAAGCAAGAACTATTTTTGAGGGAGCAATCAGATCTAAGGTTGCAGAAATCAAAGAAGAATTGCAAGAATCTTATGCTACTGCTCTTGTTGAGGAGTTAGACAAGATTAAGGAAGGATTAACTGAAAGAGTTGATGCTTACCTTGAGTACGTTGCAGACGAGTGGATGCAAGAAAATGCACTACAAGTTGAAAACGGACTTAAAACCGAAATGACTGAATCATTCCTATCTGGAATGAAGAGTCTATTTGAAGATCATTATGTAACTATTCCTGAAGAAAAATATGATGTACTCAATAGCATGGTAGACAAGCTTGATGAAATGGAGAATAAACTCAATGAGCAAATTGATCGCAATGTTGCTCTTAATCGTAGATTGGCAGAATCCAACGCAGACGGTGTTTTCACTGCTGTAGCTGAAGGTCTTGCAGACACTCAGAAGGAGAAACTTGCTACTCTTGCCGAGAATGTTGAGTTTGAAAGTGAGGAAGACTATCGTGAGAAACTAGAAACACTGAAGGAATCTTATTTCCCAAGTAAAGCTAGTGCTCCAAAGAGTACCTCTGAGAATTTATCAGAAGAGGTTTCCACGGATGAAGTAGCATCAGTAGATACTACTCCTAGAATGCAAGCCTATCTCGATATCTTATCCAGAGCTACCAAAAAGTGAATTTAACATTTATTCAAACAATAAACCGTAAGAGGTAAATTTCAAATGCAAATGTATAACACAGAACATTTGCAGGAAAAGTGGGGACCTATCCTCGATTTTGACGGAGTTGATCCAATCAAAGACGCACATCGTAGAAACGTCACCGCAATCCTGCTTGAAAACCAAGAAAAAGAATTAAGAGAGGAAGCATCTTTCCTTTCAGAACAGCCAACAGTAACCACAAACTCAAGTAGTAGTGCAGCAGGTTTCTCTGCTGACGCAACTGCAGCTGGTCCTGTTGCTGGTTTCGACCCAGTATTAATCAGTCTAATTCGTCGTTCAATGCCTAACTTGGTGGCATACGATTTAGCTGGTGTACAACCAATGAATGGTCCTACTGGACTTATCTTCGCAATGAGATCCAGATTCACTAATCAGAGTGGAACTGAAGCACTATTCAACGAAGCAGATACAGCATTCTCTGGTCAGAATGAAGGTTTCGACCTAACATCTGGTTTCACTGCAACTGGTGCATCTAACGTTGGTTTAGGTACAACTGCTCAGAGTGGTTCAAATCCAGGATTACTTTCTGGTTCTGCTGCTCAGACAAACGCTACTGACTACAACGTTGGTCAAGGTATGAGAACAGACGACGCTGAAGATCTCGGTACATCTGGAGATAACTTCAACGAGATGGCATTCTCAATCGAGAAAGTCACCGTGACTGCGAAGTCAAGAGCTCTAAAAGCAGAGTACAGTTTAGAACTAGCACAAGACCTTAAGGCAATCCACGGATTGAACGCTGAGGCTGAGTTAGCAAATATTCTGTCAACAGAAATTCTCGCTGAAATCAACAGAGAAGTTATCAGAACAATCTACAAGGTTGCTGAACAGGGTGCAAGAGTTAACACTGCTACTGGTGGTACTTTTGACTTAGACGTTGACTCAAACGGAAGATGGTCAGTTGAGAAGTTCAAAGGACTTCTATTCCAGATTGAAAGAGATGCGAACCAAATCGCACAAAGAACTCGTCGCGGAAAGGGTAACGTTGTGTTATGCTCTGCCGACGTTGCTTCAGCTCTAACAATGGCTGGAATCCTAGACTACACCCCTGCACTTAACGCTAACTTAAACGTTGACGATACTGGTAATACATTTGCTGGTACACTTGCTGGTAAGTACAAAGTTTACATCGACCCATTCGCTGCAAACAATGACGCTAATCAGTACTACGTTGTTGGTTACAAGGGTACTAACCCTTATGATGCTGGATTATTCTACTGCCCTTACGTTCCATTACAGATGGTAAGAGCTGTGGGACAAGACACATTCCAACCAAAAATTGGCTTTAAGACTCGTTACGGAATCGTTGCAAACCCATTTGCAGAAGGTAACGTATCTAACCAAGGTCTTGGAAGACTTCTATCCAACTCAAACCGTTACTACAGAAGAGTAAAGGTTACAAACCTAATGTAATTCAGATAATTACAATCTTACAAGAGACCCAAATGGGTCTCTTTTTTTATGCCTATATAATATACGAATTTGTGTATTAATTATGAGTGATTCATATATTAAGCCTGAGGATAGACCTCAACCAAAGAAGAAAAAAGTTATTCATGTCAACTGGAAATGGATATCTCTTGGTTTAGTAGGTAGTTTGTTCACTGTGTCTCAACTAGGCATGGTTGGATATATTGCCACAAGAAAAACTGAACCGACACTACCAAGTATCAATCCTCCAGTGGGCCCTTACACATCATATAAAGTCAGTGTATCAGACGAGGGATATGCTATTTCATATAAAGCAAATGATCCTAAGACTGCATATATTACTAAGGACATCAAAGAGAAGGGTGGTTTCTTAGGATTAGCAACAAACAAAACTAC